ATTTTTTCCGCATTTCTGCATCAACTTCTAAGCCGCCTGCACCATAAGTAGGTTGCATGTTGAAAGAAGGAAATCCTTGTGGTGCGCCTAAACCAGGAGGTGGGGTCGGGATCATTTGTGATTGCAATTGATAACCCATTCCTTGCCTTGCCGCTTGACCTGCTTCATTACCAATCAAGGCTTGTTGAACTGCACTGTAACCAACTTGGCCAGGTTGGAGATTCTTTGCAAGTGTTGGGTTTGCGGCAGCCCAAGTGGCCATCCCTTGATCGCGTACTTTGGCACGTGCGTCAGCAATCTCTTGTTTTTGCATGTCGGGATTAGATTTCACCATTGCCTCCACGCGTGCACGCTCTTGTTGATAAGCACGATTCTGCGCAGCGTAGGGATCTAAAGAAGGGTTTGCTCCAGGGGGCACCGAAGTTGGTGAACTAAACATTCCTTGCTGACCAGGGAATCCAGCGCCTGGGCGAAAACGTTCGGCTGCTGCACCTGCTGCTAATTCTGTCTGCTTGTAATCAGCGGGGAGACCTGGCATCGGAGGACGCTGCACAGAAATCCCTCGTGTACCGATTTGGTTCCTATTTAAGAAATCAGCTGCACCTTGTAACGCTCCGGTGACACCTTGGAAGGCGCCTGCATATGGCATTTTTCCCCTGCCAAGGAGATTTGCCATGTACATAATCTCGTTGGTAATTTGATTACCTGTGGGATTACCTGCCATACTTACCTCCAATTCTCCATTAAATAGATACGTGAGCCAACAGCGGTGTCAGCAGGACCAGGTAATGCCTGGATGAATTCAGCACCAGATCTTTCGTAACGATATCTGGCTTGGAACGGATCTTTATAGTTTGGTACATAAAGAATCTGTGCCAAACGATTGGTTTCGTAGAGATAAATCTCGTCCCAAACCTTTAAAGCTTCCTTTGCATTGCTGGATCGAATTGTACGATCAACGTCACCAGCAATACTTTCCAAACGGGTGGAAGGTGAGGTTGCAACTTCTGTTTTCTTTTCAGCCGTATCACAACGACCAATCTGAATAGCTACCTTATCGTAAAAATACGAATCAGGAATCGTATTCATTGCTTCTTCCAACCTGGCATAATCGCCTGCTGGCACAGAAACAGTGAAGTAGCCCAGGTGATACCGGACTCTACTCTTATCAAAATCAGATAGCTGCACCGTTTATTTCCGTTTGTTTTTTATTATAAATGCACTGAATTAAAAGAATTTCCAAGATAAAACCCCTGGTTGCCCAGGGGATAAAATCCTTAAACTCTGATTAAATCAGCTGCAAGAACTGCGTCCCAATCAACCCTTTTAATCTGTTTTAACTGTTCGAGATTATTAAACCTTTCACCCGATAAGGACATCTGAAGATCTTTAATCTCTCTAGCTGTTTTAAGTCCAATACCTTTAATATGATCAGCAATCATTTGAGGTGTTGCACCATTAATATTCAACCGATTATCAGGGGGAAAAGTGCGAGGTTCTTCTTTTGCTGCTTTATCTTTTACCTGAAGAGTTTTAACAGTTTTTGTTGCAGCCTCATCAGGTGTGATTTCAGTTTTATAAGCAGTGAAAAGGCGACCATCCTGGTCTTCGACCATGAACCAATCGCCATTATCCCATTCGCTTACAACCTTGACACGTGCACCTGTTTTTTTGTGCTGATAAAGCATCGAAGGAGTAGTTGTCATAAGACCTGTAATTTACTGGTCTTAGTTTAACTTATCTCTTTTATCACGGGGAGACAACACGGCCAAGCAGATAGCCGTCGATGTCTTCGTAACCAGGAGCAACATCAGGTTGGATGTAGCACACTTCAACGATCAGATAACCAGTGCGGCCAGCAGTGGAATCAGCGCTCGAAATGTACCAACCACCACCTGCAGTAGTACCAGTAAGGGTGGTACGGGACTGAACGTTATAGGTAGTAGCAGCAGTCACTTCACGATAAACCTTGCCTGCGCTATTACCAGCGGCACCGGTAGCTGTCAGGAGAGGAACTGCACTGTAAGCAGCAGAACCACCAGCGAAATAAATCTCACCGGGCTGGCTGCCAGAGGTGGTGGACTGGAGGTTTGCCTGGGAAACAGCTGCGCCAACACCTGCGTTGGATTCAAGGCCAGGACCAAAGGTGATGATGTTACCGGTTGCGGCATACACACCGGAAGCAACGCGGCCATCGCCCCAGCCAGAGGCAACGGAAACTGTTGCGCGATACACATAAGCAGGAAGGGTGCTGCTGCCGGAGATCACCATACCGGTGATATCTGTGCGGGTATCGTCATTCCGATAAGGGGAAGGAACGATAACACTGCCAGAGGAAACAGCGCCGCCACCAGAAGTGTTGGTAACAGGAACGTAACCACGCTGCTGGAAGTAACGGTAGCCAGGAGTTGCCAGCACACAGGTGGGGCCACCCTTGGAGTTGTTGTTGTTGCCGTCATCGTTGGTATCAATGTTTTTGTACCAACCGTTGAGGGGTTCTGCCCAGTTACCTGGGTAGATTTTCTTAGCGGACAAATAGGTCATTTATCTTTTCCAGTAATGTAAATGTATGGATTAATTATCAGACGGAACCATCGTCTTGGATGAAGCTGAATGCGGTGGTAACGAAGTCCTTGTTCAGGATTTCAAAACCTGCATACAGTTGCCAGATCAGGATGATGAAGCGGCTGAAGTCGTCGTTGTTGTTGATGAGCACCTGAGCGTTCGGGCCGCCGATACCAACACCAATCGACTGGGGACCAAAGAAGTAACCTTGGGCAACTTCCTGGGAAGTGTAGGTGGAACCAGCATCAAACGAAGCGTTGACGTTCTTGATGGGGAAGTTGGTTGATTCGAAGAACTTCACACCTTCAAACTGAACACCAGTAGGCATCACGGGCTCACCGGCAAGGAAGTAACCTTGACCAGCCTGGGGACCCATGTAGAAGCTGGCGTTGTTAGGCATCATGGGATTACCCATGTACATGCCTTGACCAGGAGCACCAGCGTAACGAGCGATCTCACGGAAGTCTTGATCACGACGCAGATGCATCATGAAGACGGGATCGCAAATGCAACGATACAGACCATCAGCAAAGGTAGGAACGTTACGCTTACGCAGATCCTTAACGACGGTCAGAAGATCGGTACGCACCTGGAACTGCTGGTTTTGGCCTTCATACTCAGCAACGCTATAGGTGATTTGACCGGAAGCATTCTTTTCCTTAGCACCAGCGAAGTAGTAACCGCCTTGTGTGGTGGAGGCAGCACCGTTTGCTTCTGCTTTGGCGAGTTCATCAATGAACACACGATCACGCCAACGGCGATAATCATCGAGCAGGGTCAGGGAACCGATGCTCTGGTGGAACATATTCAGGTTACCGGTATCCAGCAGCAAACGCTGAGCGGTAATCAGAGTTTCACGAGCAATCTTAAAGGTGCTGGGCTGAGTGGGATCACCCGGATCAGCAGGGCCGGTGTATTCTTTCAGAACAACAAGCACCTTTTCCTTGGTGATGTTGCGGCTATTGGCAGTACCAATGGTCTGATCAGAGATACGCTCACGGCTATCCTTCGTACCAGGGGTACCCCAGAACTTATAGCGATCTAACTGAACGGTTTGACCGGGCTGACGAGTGAAATCGTGGACAACCACGGGCTCCACAGCCATTTCGGTAACATAAGCAGGGTGAGGACGATAAAGTTCCGCACCTAAAATCTTTGGAAAATCGTTATCAATGAACACTTTGTTTTATCCTCCAGTGTCGCAGGAAGTGTTTTTTATCAGGTGAAAGATTCAGACATTGATATGTCTTATCTATCACAAATTTTAGCAGTTGGTAATTTATTTATTACATGTACTGCATAGTAGGCGCTTTATAACGTGCACCAGAAGAATTACTAGAACCGTATGACTCAGGATCAATAGCTTGTTGTTGTGGCATTAACGCATTACCAATGCTATATAAGCCTTGACCTGCACCAATTCCACCAAGGGCTCCTAAGCCAACTTGACCGGCAGTAATTGCTCCTTTGGCAAGCTGTTCTACAGGAATATTTTCGGCTATATCGGCACCTTTAAGCAAGACATTCTGGAGATCTCCTGCCATCGTACCAACGGTACCTGGACCTTCATAACGATCTAATCCAACTGCACCACGAAGCAATGCATCGGATACTTTTTGTGTGCCTTTTTTACCTGTCTTTATCAATTGAGCTGGTGCATCCTGGAGGTAGCGGCCAGCAAGCTTAAAGCCGCCTACGCCACCTCCTAAGGCACCCAGCCCAGCTAAAAGGGCGGGAACCATGGACTTACTCCATTACAAAAAGCTTGTTTGCAACAACTTGAGGCTGAGCTTGGTTCAGGATGCGCCAGGCTTGGCTGGGATCGACATCCATCTGTTGCTTGAAGTTACCCCAGAAGTTTTCAGGTTGCTGAGGAGCTGCTGCGGTAGGAGGAGCAGGGAATTGACCCAGGGCAGAATCAATCGGTGCAGTGGGATAACCACGGGTTTCCAATTGAGCCTCATCCTCATACACAGGATAGGGACCTTCAGGACCAAAGAACTTCAGCGTGTAATCGCTAAGTACATCAGGATTGGTCAGGATCTCGTTATATGCCAGGTTCTCCTGGTGCTCGTTAACACTGAATTCGGCATAACCATTCAGTAGTTCTTGTGCTTTGCCGCCCCAGGCAACAGCACTATCCAGCATGTCTTCCAGCTGGAGAGCGTAATTATTTAGAATTGCGGGAGCTTCTGTTCCGTACGCGCTTACCACGTTCCGACTTTCCGGGCTCCACTCCAGGAGATTCGCTACGTCCTCCAAGGATTGAATCGAGGAAGTTTGGGAAGAGTTGGGCGAGTAAGCCTGGTTGGGTGATGAGATCTGCGGAGCCGATTGTTGCGTACCCAGGTTGCTGGGCGGCTGGCCGTAGTTGGCTGGACTGTACTGCGTCGTCTGAGACGGTTGACCCTGGAACGGGGATTGAACTGGTGCGCTCAGCAGATTCACCACCTTGTTGAACGCCGATTCCCATGGGTTGCCCTGGGTTTCCGGTTGGGATTGGGGGGCGTACTGAGTAGGGGCTGATTGGTAGCTGGGGGCTGCCTGTGGTACCGCCTGAGGGTAACTGGTACCCACCTGATACTGGACTGGTGCTGCCACTGGAGCTTGCGCCGGAGCCGGAGCCACGTAGCTGCTCGGAGCCACCGCTGCCGGAACTTGGCTCGTCTGTGGGATCGATTGGACGGTAGCGTCCTGCATAACTCATCTCCTTTTGTAAAGCTTCTAATGTTCGATACAGATATGGTGTTAGATCCAATCTGGGATCCGCAGCCATCGGTAAATCCGGTGCTTGCGGGTGAGGAGTCTGCATCATTCCCCCCACTAGACGAGCAAATTGAGAATAAGCACTCTGCAATTCGTTCACCATCCTGAATGGGAACCCAGATAACATCTCGGCTCTTTCCTCATCCGTTTTAGAAGGGAAGAGGTACTTCAGTGCTTCAATGCTATCAACACCTAATTCTTGAAGATTTCTTACAACAATAGAGTTGTTAAGAATATCCTGCGTGGAATCTTCATAGACGGGACCAAGCCAACGCCATAAAACAGTTAGGTCCCCATCAGGAATCAACCCAACAACACTTGGTGGTATTTGTTGAGTTTCCACACAAGCTAACATAAGTTTCTTCAATTGCTCGTTATATTGTTTCAATGCATCTTCGTAGGCAGCCTGCTGTTCAGGTGGTGCATCATCAGGCAATTCAATTGGTTTTTCCATACCAGCAGCTGCTGCAAGTGTTGTTTTAAACAGTTGTTCTTCCTGGTAAATAATAAGTTCTAAACAACGACAAATACCGTGGGTGTAAATGGCGTTTGCTTTCTTCTTTGATGTGGCGGCAACGCGGCCAAACAATGATTTGTATTCAGTTGCAGTAACACCTGCAGAAATTGACAGCTCATCCACGCCACCAAGAGCGGTACGGATCTCTTCCCGATACTGCCGAGCAAATGCGTTTTGATCACCTGTAATAGCATCTGGGACAATGTAGCCAACACGATCGTTTGGTTCAAGGTTTGCAATAACTCTTGGTACTCTGATCTGACCATCCATGCCACGGCTGATTGGATCCGATTTAAACATCGAACGGCTCATGGGCGAAGGGCTCATGAAACCTGAGTTAGCAGCAATAGATGGCCGTTGAACGGACATGTCACCACCTGCTTCCATCAAGTCGGTTTTGGGCCGAGAAGAAAGCAATGTTGGGTTACCAAAGAAGGTGATATTCTTACGCATCGTGCGCATTAAATCATCATGGGTGCAGATGTGATTTGCCATTTGGTCAAATTCACCCACCCCTTCGTTGGAGAAACCTTGGGCATTATTAATGATTTCAACACAGGGTATGAAACCAAGGCTATTTTTTAACTTCTTCGTATTTCCCGTCAGGGCATAAGAAGGCATGTCAAAATTTAATTCTGCATCAGAATGAGTTTCTTCAATTTCTTTTCCTTTAATGGATAAACGAATATAACGTTTTGCTCCAGGGTTATAAGTACTTTGTGTACCTGAAATACTCGTTGTATTAATTGCCTCGCCGAAACCGTTGCCTTTACGAACCTTATAGCTGTAGATAATTACAACTTCATCAAGCTCCCCATCAACGTTGTAATAGGCACGATATTCGTGATCACGAAAATAATAAAGTCGGTAGTTTTGTTTGGTTGGCCGAATGTAAAAAAGACCTTTTCCATCACATAAAAAATATTCCCAGATGGAATCCAAGCGGGTATCAATCTTGTTGTACTTTAGTACGCGATCAATAAAGTCTTTTCGTTGAGCACCAAAGTTATCCTGGCCTGCAAAGAATTCAACTCCTTGGCGGATGCCAAAAAGTTTCATTTGTGCTACGTGAGACGCAACAATGCCCGTATCAACAACAATGTTGCTATCTTTATCCAGATAGGCATTGATAATTTCTTGAAGCCGGGCTCTAGCGTCCGCCATTAATTATTCTCCTTTTCTAAATAGTAGCAGCTTTAGGAGACAGTTTTGTTCTGGAATCCCATCGGCATTTGTGTCATCGGCATGTTCATTGCGCCAGCGTTGCCCATAGGGGGCATACCACCCATGCCAAAAGCTAAGGGAAGTTGTGGTCCACCAGGCATAATTCCACGGCGACGTAATTCCTCATTTAGTTGTTGATTCTGTTGTGTACCGCCTTCATATAATCTTTTCAGTTGCTCACCAGAGCGTCCGCCAAGTGCTCCTGCGCCACGGTTGATATCAAAGCTAGGGTTACCAGCCATCATCATTGGGTTCATACCAGGGTATGCTGCTTGCCCTGGAGCGCCCGGCACGTTTTGATATCCACTAAAACGCATTTTTAATCATCTCCAATTTTTTTATTCTAATCCTCTATAACTTCATATGCATTCATGTCATTTAATTTGGTAATGACAATACCATTCCCACGGAAATCATAGTTTAAAACATCGCCTTCTTGCCAGGCAAGATCTTCTAATACCTCATCTGGAAGCGTAATGAAACAATCACCATTATTATCTTCTTGCACTTCGATGACGTAATTCATTTTACTTCCAATAGTTTTTCAATTAGTTTATCAAGCTTTGTGTTGATTTGGCTAAGATTGTCGTGCATCTGTTGAATCTCTCTAAGAAAATCAACTTTTAATACGTATTCCAAGGGCATACGCTTTACATCGTTTTCCAAAATGTCGATCCTTCTTTTTTGCGATCCAACATAATTAAACACTTGTTGGATCTGCTCTGCTTGGCGACCAAGTATTTTGGTTGCCACCCAGCTACCACCAGTTACAGCAGAAACCACTGCTGTAATACCGATTGCGATATATTCAGGTCCCACAGTAATATTGGTATTTTTTTCTATTCTAAAAGTTAGTAATCAACTTGAAGCTTACCTTTTCGCATTAATCCGTTAATCATCCAAACCAAAGCATCAACACAATCGTCATGACTACTAACACCAAAGTTGGTAAGCTCTTCAAACATTGCAGTAAAGTTGCGATAACGATTGAAAATAATCTTGCGATCTTCAAACATACCCATGCAACCACGGAACCGTGCCAGCTTATCTGCACGGAATCCTTTGACAGGATGCCAATTTAGGTTATAAAGATTTTCATTGTTTAAACAAACGCGCTTAAAGTCGGCTTCCAGTGATGCCTGATACTGCACAGCTTCCGAGTAGATATCGCAGGTGGAATAAGTAGGGAAATAATTACCTTGTTCATCGCGTCCAAGAATGGACCAATCATTAAGTAATTCTTTAAGTGCATC